AGAGGATTTTGTTTGAGGCGAGGTCGATTTCGTCAAGGAGCAGCACAGCACCCCGCTGCAGGGCTTCAATGACGGGTCCGTTGTGCCAAACAGTTTCGCCATTAACCAGGCGGAAACCACCAATAAGGTCATCTTCGTCAGTCTCGATTGTAATGTTTACACGAATGAGTTCACGCTTGAGTTGAGCACACGCTTGCTCTACGCTGAAGGTCTTACCATTACCAGACAGTCCAGTGATGAAAGTAGGATAGAAAGTACCAGACTTGACAATCTTCTTAACTCGATTGAAGTTACCGAACTGGACAAAGTTAGGATCAACAGCAGGAACTGCGCTCACCATTTCAGTGAAAGATTCCTCCAGTTGTTGACGTGCTTCCTGCACGGTCAGATCCCAGGTACCACGCTTGACTTTGAAGTTCTCAAGTTTACGAGTGACAGTGGGATATGAGATACCCTCTTCACGAGCATATCGCTTGACTTCAGTAGCAGTAATGTTGTTGCCGAATCGGTCGCGGAGATCGTTGACGACTTTGGAGGACATTGGGTTTGTTTCGTATGTACGTATTATAGTGGCAAAGAGGGGGGAGGGACACCCCCCGTAGACAGTTGATCAAGCGACCATCTCGATGAATGAGGAGAGAATTTTCTTCTTCACCTTTGCTCCACCGAGAGATTTCTTAAATGCATTCTTAATTTGAGTCTTAGTTGGAGAATCAGGGACAACAAAATCATCAGAAGCGTGGAGAGACTTGACGCTAAGCACGTATGCTTTGTCATATCCAAGACCATTGCCAAGGATTGCGGTCTTATCCTTACCGAACTTTTTCTTCAATGCTTCGATGTCTTTGATGTCGCAGTATTGTGCTGCATAACCCAACCATCTTGACGCTTCACGTTGAGGGACAATACGGAAGTACAGAATGTTAGTGTTGGAAAATGTCTCCTTCACATCTTCTACCCAAATCTTGATGTTTGTGAGAGAGCAATTAGTAAAAGGAGAATACGTTCTGCCTGTGGTGCGATTCCGCAGAGCAGCACGATTTTCTACAGAGCGAATACCGTAGATAGACTCATCCTTATATGATTTATGTGTAGTTGTGTAAGCACCAGCGTGAGATTCACCGTCTGTCAGGACAATGACATTCAATTTCTCCACACCAAACTTCTGTTTCATATAAGGAATGATGGCGTGGAGTCCAACAATTGCCTCGGAAAGAGGGGTACCACCAAGACGCAAACCAAGAGGATAACCAAGACCTGAGTAACCAACGAGACGATAAGAACCATCATATGCTTGGAAGAATGCACCAAGACGGAACAGATACTTCAGTTGATCTTCAAAGTTACGAGTCTCAGTAGTAATACAATTGATCAAACGAACATTGTCGTGGAAGGCATACTTATGCGCCTGGGTACGCTCAGTCACAGTCATCTCACCACCCCACTCTGTGCTGAACAAATATGCATTGAAAGGAATCTGACACTTCTTACAGAACCAAGCAATCTGAGCAAGTTGTTTAACAATGTCCAGGCAGATAGGTGCAATAGATCCAGACCAATCAACCAAAGCAACCAAACCGTGATTCTTACCATCAGGAAGGAGAGTCACCTTCTTGAACAAATCTTCGTTATACTTGTAAGTGTGTAGTTTAGCGGTGTCAAGAACACCAGTACGAGAAGTCTGTGCACGTGCATACGCTGCTGCAGACTTCTTACACTCAAATTCTTTTACGAGGTAATTAACTTCTCGCTGGGACTGCTTACGAAATTCTGCAAAGCGATTGTCGCATTCTTCCACACTTTGTGGATAAGCATCAGCGTAATGATCACCGCAGCGAGAAATAAAATCTTCGTTAGTGACAACCAGTTTTTCATATTTGATTTCAGGTACTTCAATGTAATCTACTTCTGCGTATGATTCTGTACGTGCAAGATTTTGCAGTGCTTGCTCTAATGATTTAGTAGTTTCAATTTCTGAACCTTGTTCACCAGCACCAACAGTTTGATCATCATAATCAAGTCCTTCATCTTCGTAGGATTCTGTGCTCTCAGATGAATTTGAATCACCCTCTTCTGAACTATCGCCCTCAGACCCTTCAGAAGCGTCTGAATGAGGTAGGGCACTACTTCCACCTTGCGACCCTTCAAGAGGCATAGGAGCGGCATTCTGCTTGGTCTCCTGACCTTCCTTATAAACCCGATACAATTCTTGTGCAGCAGAGACCACATCGGAGAAGGTCTCGCAATCAGCAATCATCTTGCAAACATTGATCTCCGCAGGAGTTTCAAATGGCACATCAGCAACACCTTTGTAGTGAACATTGATACGATCAGGGAGACTGAGATCACCAAGATCGCGATCAGAAATTTCAAAGAAGTCCCGATCGTGCAGTTGTTGATATCCTCTATAGAAGCATTTATTTAAACCAGAATATTTCCGCTTCATCATCTTCTCGATGCGAACATCCTCAACGATATTGATGTAGTCCTGAGGCACACCGTGGATATGCATATCCTCATTAGGTGTGAACAGAGCGTGACCTACTTCGTGTCCGACCAGCAGATCGTAAATATCATTAGTGATGTCCTTCCAAATAGGAAGAGTCAACACACGCTTAAGCACATCAAAAGAAGCAGTAGGAACTGCCTTGTGCTGCACTACAAGGTTCTCAGTAGCGAGCAGACGAGCGAGGTTACCCTTGATCTCGTGCCTGTTGTACATCGGTGTCCGTCTCAGATGCATATATTATAAGACCCCCGACGGGTGTCGGAGGTACGTAGTAGACGGTTTACCAACTGTCTGCGCCTTGCCTTAGCTTGACGTAGTGCCTGTGGTTTCAGTTTTCTTTTTGGGTCCTTCTTTGAGTGTTGCCAGTTGGGGACTATCATTTTTCTTGTGCAATGCGGCAATTGCTGCAGTAGCTTCGGGAGTTTCTTCCCACTCCCAGGTGTCACCTTTGGTGCTAACGAAGGTGTGTTTGACTGTGGGGATCGAGGCCATTAATGATATGTATATTACCTGCAAGAGCAATCCTATCAGACTCCGACTCATTTGGCAAGACCAAATGCTGCATATGGGCAGGAAAGATAATCAGATCGCCCTTGGCAGCAGTGATAGTAGCAGAAGAATTATAGTGAGTCTGGTCACAGTTCAAAGCACCCATAAGATTTCCCTCAGCAAAAAACTGTGGATGCTGAAGAACCAATCCAGTAGCGTTAGTGAAATACCAAACAAATACAAGATCAGCACCAGGATGAAAGTGCCTTTCGTGACGTGCACCAGGAGGAAGAATGTTAACCCACCACGTAGTCATCCTCATAGGGATGGGAAGGGTCTCAATAAATTTTTCTAAAACTCTAGGTTGTTCGTTTTCGTTCTCCTTACTCCAGATATACTGCGGTTTAGATTGCCAACCGTCAAGAGCAGTTTTCTGGTGAGTAGGAATTGTTAAAGATTTCCCTTTCCAATACTCAACCACGCCATCGGGAACAGGTAAGTGCGTTTTGAATAAAGGAGTAGGGAAAAGAGGAATATAATCTAGTTGAGTATTAGTCGTCATCGATGGCGTTCAAAACCTCGTCAAGGTCTTGGATGTGTGTGAGGTTAAAAATCATTTCTCCGAGTTGATTGACAACAAAAGGAGATTCAGTACGAGCGGCAAAGGCGAGTGCTTCACGCAGATGTTGCTGTGCTTGTGCAATTTCTGCAGTGACTTGTTCAGAGATCATTCTTCGTTAAGGGGTAAACTTTCTGGTCCTCCAGTTTCCAAAACTTCCATCTTGGAAAAGTTTTGCGGTTTAGAAAACTGCAATACTCTCTGGAATTTATCGTTTAAGTTATCTCTATGTGAAATAACATACACATTAGATTTATCATTGAAAGTTCTCAAAATGAATGACAATTCATCGGAACCTACGGTATCAAGTGATCCATCAAAGATCTCATCGAGGATGAGGAGGTTAGTATCCACGCTATTCTTAAGCTTAGCAACAGCACGCCAAGTGAGCAACAGACTGATATCAATACGAGCTTTCTCTCCCTCTGAGAAATTTTCATAAGAGAACTCATCGATGTAACGTGACTTCAGAACTTCTTTGAACTCTTCATCCAGAGTGAAGTTACAGAAGAATTGCAACTTATTTAAGTTCTGGTTGATGAGTTTGTTCATCACTGGGAGATACTTCTTAATGATTCTAGTTTTGATACCAGAGTCCTTAAGAAGCAATCCCGCTGTGAGATGAAGATCGAGTTGCCTCTTAGATTCTACAAGGTCATTGATCACAACCTTCAGAGTCTCCTTCATCTCGTACAGCTTCTTAGCTTCTGCATCGACAGAGGAATCGTCTTCCAGCAGGTTTTTGATATCCCGCTGCAGACTTTTCCTCTGCCCATCCAGCGTGGTTATCACCCCCTCTTGTGTGTATACGTTTTCTGTGCAAGTACGAATGGCATCTTGATACTCCTTTAATTCATTCAGAGGTGAAACAATGTCATTAAGACGGTGATCGATGTCAGCATACGCTGCTTCGATCTCTCGGATCTTTCCATCAAGGGTTTCGATCTGCTCAAGTTTAAAGTCTCCACTAATCGTTTGCTTACACGTCGGACAATGATCCGTTTCTTGATAGAAACGTTTGTCTCCCGCGATTTTAGAAACTCTGCGTTGTAAACGTATACGTAGATCCTTTAGATCATTGCGACGCTTCTCTGGATTATCCAGAGCAAGGACCTGCTCAGTGATCTGTGCAATCATTTTGTTAGAGTCAGAAATTTGTTCTCTGCACAGTTCCTGCCGCTTAAGAATGTCACGCAGTTTAGTTTTTCGTTCTTCGATATCTTTGTTTTTCTTCTCCTCTAGTTGCTCTAGGAATCCTGTCTGTAGTTCAATCTTCTCTTTAACACTCGTAGAATTCATCTCGTGCACGTGCACGCTTTCTTTGATAGATTTTGTGCGGGTCTTAAGAACCTCGTTCATTGATGAGAAGACATTAATATCTAGCAGATCTTCAATGATCTCTCTACGCTGTGCCAAAGGAAGACGCATAAAAGGCACGAACGTAGAAGAACCAAGAACTACAATCTGAGTGAAAGACTTGTAGTTTAGTTTAAGGATATTTTTTTCTAAGTTCTTTTGTTGCTCATTAGCATTTGAGTTCTGATCAAACATCTTACCGTTCTCATAGATCTCAAAAATATTTGGTTTGATACCGCGCCGAATCAAATATTGTTTCTTTCCAATCTGAAACTCTACCTCAACCAAAGTGCCTTTCTCGTTGACACTGTTGATGAGTTGCGCTTTGTTAATTTTACGGAATGGTTTTCCAAATAGACTAAAGGTAAAGGCATCTAGAATTGTAGACTTACCAGCACCGTTAGTACCAACAATTAAGTTTGTACGAGACCCTGTGATATTAACTTCAGTAAAAGAATCACCCGTGCTCAGGAGGTTTTTCCATCGGATTTTTTGGAACAGGATCATCTTGAGGTGGAATAACTAATTCGTCAGGAGTAATAATACTGTACTTGCAGTTCGCTGTTTCGCAAGTTGCGATCAGAGTATGGTCATCAATTTCCTGAACCGACATAGGCGGGAAATCTTCTGCTTCCAGGAGTCCAGCATACCTCATTGCGTCATCTTTGTCAACAAAAAGGTACAGCACGTTTTCACCGTCAGCGTCGTGAACTGCGTATGCTCCTTCTTCTTGGTGTTCTGACAGCGTTAAGAGGAACATTAAACCACTTCACAACTTTCAATATATAGGGATTTCATCAAATGTTTCAAATCTGACTTGTCTACGGGAACCTCTACATCATCGAGATACTCATCTAGTAGTGTCAGAGTATCCTTCACATCAATATCATCTGCTTCAGGATCATCAAAGACTCCAACTTTTTCTACAATCTTGACATCCAGTGCTCCAGCATCAATAACACTGTTGAGCATATGTTCAAACTGTGTGTAGTTAGTCTTCTGTTCTACGATAACCTTAACATACTTATCAGTGTAGAACGAGGGATCAACATCTGCTGTGTTCTTAGTGTCATCCCAATATATTTTTGCAAAAATCTCATATGGATTCTTAACCATCCGATACTTTAAAGTCTCAGTATCAAAGATGTGGAATCCTCTTACATCCCCGTAGTCATTCCAGTACAACTGATACGGGTTGCCTAAGTAAGTAACGTTACCTTTACTGTTCTTGTGGTGGAAGTGACCACTCAATACAGTATCAAAGTTAGCAAATAGGTTAGAATCCATTCCGTGCTCATAACGGAATCCAGGACGACAAAGATAACCATTGAGTTCAAGGTGACCCATTGCAACCTTTGAGGTGCTGTTACGAATGGTTTTAATGGACAGGTCATAATTCTCTGGGCAAATCCAAGGTACAAGTAGAATACTCGTTCCACCAATATTTACTTCTGTCGCATCCTGGTAGCAGTGCACATTGTCATACTCTGTAAGCAAAAGATCTAGAGTGTTGACATCGTTGGTGTTCTTATAGTATGCTGTATGGTTACCAACGCAAGTGTGTACCGTGACACCCATATCACGTAGGCGATCGTAATAATTTTCTTTCGCCCACTGGAGCGTCACAAAATCGATACTCTTACGATTGTCAAAAGTATCTCCTAGATCCAAGACCGTTGTGATCTTGTGCTTCTTGAGATAGGGGAAGAAAACGTTATCGTAAAACTTCTGATAGAAGTCTAGATAAATTTGACTTCCCTTGTGACTACCAAAGTGTTGGTCGGTGATTACCGCAACCTTCATCTCGACATTCTAATTTCGATATTTTCTTTGATCGAGTTCAGACCAGAATCAGAATCGTTCATACCTGCCATACTACCATCAAATCTATCTGAGTGCAACACTTCTGAGTATCCGCAACGTTCGATAATCTTAGACTTGATTTCTAGTTGCTTCTTTTCTTTCTGGATCTTACGGAGAAAGGCGTAGTAGATAATCTGGGTGAAGTACGCGAAAGGGTTAGAAGACTTGGCAGGATCAAAGTTGTCCACGTACTGCAAGCAGTTTTCAATGCCATCGCAAACCATATCCTCTCGGAACATATAGTTGACGAAGTTTGGTTTGTATGATAGATGCGTTGCAATCTTCAGAAAACACTCCGCAATATACTCTGGGAGACGAGGACGAGGGAGATCATTCTCAAGAGCAAAAGCCACCTTCTCCCGATACTCGACAATAGCAGCGAGAAACTCTTTATTGTTTACATAGTATTCGGTCTTGACTTTTGCCATATGTCTTGTTTTTAATGTACTTATTATAACACACTGCGCAAGGGCTTGACAGACCCTCTGTATATCTCTATAATAACAGTGTCGCTGTTGAGAAACAAACTAGGTTCTATAGAGCTTCTCAAATAACTTTCTTGCTTTTTTAATTGAACCTTGGTGTCCCATCTCTCTTGAGGGTTTGATGCGATTCGGGACGGAAGCGCGATACACATATTCAATATTATCATCATAGAAAGAAACGATTGACGGACTCGCTTCAGTCATCGTTACTATTTTATCACGATGCATAACAAACACCTCGTGTGGTTCCATACAGGACTTTAACCATAAGTCAAGTTTGAAACCTTTCATAACAGTATTTTTATCAGGACCCTCCCGCGAGTTTGCAGATTCAACTTGCATAGGGTTCTGGAGGAGAACTAATCCAGGATTGTCATCGTCATATGAGACGATTGAGATTATCTCCTCACCAGTTGTTAATTTTATAATTGCAGTAAATGGATCTGATAATGGATCTTGCATAGGCTAGAAACGCGATCGTACTTTAATGATTTCATAGTCAAAATTTTCGGAAGCATAAATTTTGATTCGTTCTTCAAAATGTTTATATGTAAAGTTCTTCCATTCTCCCCGCGTGATATCATCAGCGATATCATAGAGAGTTGCTACGTGCTTATCTTTAGACTTTCTCAACACCCGTCCAATGGACTGCAAGTTGCGAATACGCGACTTGGAGGGTGAGGCAAAAATGACGTTGTGTAACTTTTTG